CTTGTCAGCAAATACAATTCCATCAGGACTGCATTGAGCATTTTCAATTGTAGGATGTTTAACAATGGCTACTTGATCCACAAAGACATTATGCTTAACTTCATACCAAGAACGCGCCAACGGCTCAAGTTCGATACCTCTTATCATTGCGGGCGATTTCCAAGTATCTAATTTTTTACTTGTTAATCTTTCCCTAATTAATTCATTTTTATATTTTCTACGGGTTAATGATTCGCCACCTGATCTGCCTTCAGTAAGCAAATCTGCAATACGGCTACCGCCTATCTTCCCGATGCGGAGCGCTTGCCATTTTTCCGATCCCTGAATTACATCCCTAATAATTCTTTCTTCTAATTTCATGTAGTTTCCTTGTTTAAATTTAAGTTTCTATAAGTAACGCCATCATGCCATTGCTGATCTATTGATTGTTCATAAAGGCTTATTAATCTATCAGGATGAAGCAATAAAGGTTTGTGATCTTTAAAACAAAAAGCATAAAGCAAAGGACATTTTTCAGAGCTATACCATTCCATAAACATTGGAAGCATTTTAATTTCTGAAGCTTTAATATTGGCAGTTCCCTTTACCATTATTAACCCAGCCTTACCATTATTGTTAATATAAAAATCAGGCATATTTCTAATAAAAGTATTAAGGTCATAAAAGTTAGGAATTGGATCGTTCTTCTCATCAAAGCCTAATCTTCTATAAAAATATCCTTTTGATTGGCAATATGATTCAAATAATACTTCCGCTATATTAATGACATTATTTCTTTGTTTATAAGAATAAGTGCCATTCATAGTTTAGAGCTTTGAATTCTGCCATATAAAGGGGCTAATAAGTATTTATCGCCCAGCTCTCTTTTAATAGCTTCTATTCTTGTTTTGCGGGCTTCTATAGCCATTAATTCTTGCGCGGAATAGGGTAGCGTCACTCCGTAAAAATTACTGTTTTTTGATCCTTCCATCATGAGCAATCCTTTTCTCTAGCTTCCATCATTGCATCAGCATAAGCATAGGCATTAATTTCAATCCATCCTGTCATAGCTCCGCCAGCATCAACAAGCCTTTTTTCTAACTTGGGATTTGATAAAAGACCTAGCATAGCTTGTGCCGCAAAATAATCTCTTAATTCTATATTTTTCATAGTTCCGCCTTTCTTTTATCTTTAGCTTCAATAACCATTTTAGATAAAGTGCGATCATTCTTAACTTCACCCATTACAAAATTATAATTAGCCTGGAGTTCTTCTAAAGTTTCGGAATGATTAATTCTTTGAAGGTAATCTGCGGCATTAAGCGCGGCGGATTGGCCATCGTCATCATCAGCATAAAGAGCGCAAAGACTAGATATGGAGTATCGGCGGATATAAGAAATTGCTGATCCTAATCCTTGCGGATCTTGTTTCTGAATAGGACAGACGGCAGTATCCTCAATCCATTCGCCCGAACTATGGAGTAATCGAGTTGTTAGATGGAGTTTATTGTCGTCTGATGGGCTTAATGATTGAAGTATTGCAATACCATTATCATTGAGTGGCTTCTTAACCGCTTCAATAACTGAATTAATATTGGCATACTTGGATTTAAAATGAGGGTTAGTAGAATCTTTAGCGGCAAATCTAATTTCTTTTTGCGCGGATACTAAAGCTTCAGCTATCTGTTTGATGCTTTCGGATGTTTTCATCTTATCTTGTCCTAAAAAGTTTCGTTAAATTACATGCGATATTGTATCGTTATAAGCCCATTTAGCAAAACTATTTGTTTCATAGTTTTCAGCTATAAACTTTGCAATTCTTTTAATTTCCGCATCATAAACATCTTTAATGCGGCCTAATTTATCATCATTACGATCATAAAGAATATTCTTTACTTGATTTTGAACTTCAATCTCATCGTAAAAATCAGAAAAGACTTCAGCATTAAAAGTAATATGATGTTCAATTAGTTCTTGCAAAGATATATGAGGTTCTAAATCCAAAAAGTCAGGATCAGGATTCATCATAGTTTGAATATGAATCTTGTGTTGCATCTCTCGTTGCTGGTCAGACATACTTGCCCCCGTAACTTGTTGATTCTTCGTCATATTACACCCCTTTTAAGAAATTGTCTAGTAAAGGTAGTAAGACATAAAGCCACATGCCAAAGTAAGCCCAAAAAGCAATTGCATAAATAATTAATTTTTTATTTTGTGTTGTCATATTATTCCCCTATTTCAGATTTGTAAGGATCAATTTGTGTTTGCACATACTCGTAATTACCACTTTGCGAATTATGCTTGAGTTTTGAATTAGGTGCAACAAATTCGTATTTGTCGGCAGTCCAATTGTATTTAAGCTTGGCTGATGCAGGGGCGTAATTGTATTTATCTTCAACCCAATTGTATCGAAGCTTGGGCGATTCACCCCCGACCGCCATGATCGGGAATGCGATTAATAGTGCGGTTAATATCTTCATTTTGATTCCTTATAAAGATTTAACAACATTTTTGAATCAGATAAAGATAATTTAAAACAACGAGAAATATCTAATGGAGTAGTAATTACATTAATTTTTTCGGCTCTTTGAATAACATCAAAAACCCAATTTTTTTTGTATTCTGCTTGTTTTGTCATTTTAGTTTCCTTTAAGTTTCGTTAATATTGTGTTGCTAGGTGTTAATATATACCTATCAATAATTATTACAAGCTTTTTTAAATATATTTATGAAAAATAACGAACACCTGGCACAGACTTTGCTTATTAAATGGTTTAGGCTTCAATATCCATTAATGGCAAAATGCTTGTTTGCTATACCAAATGGGGGCGCTAGGCATATTGGAACGGCCTTAAAATTAAAAGCTGAAGGGGTAACGGCAGGGGTATCCGATTTATTCCTTATGATTCCAGCAAATGGGCTTCATGGCCTATTTTTAGAAATGAAAGCCGATAAAAGTGCAAGATTACAACAAAATCAAATAGACTTCCTTAATCTAGCAGAATCAATGGGTTATGGTGCGGAAGTGGCATATGGGTTTGAGGAAGCTCAAAAAATAATACAAAAATACTTGCACGAATCATAGAATTCGTTTAATAATAAAAAAGACAAGATAAAAGAAGGGAAACTAATTGCATTACTATCAGCACAATATATCAGACTACAGGGCGGACACAGGCCATTTAACTCTGCTCGAACATGGTTGTTACCATCAACTATTAGATCAATATTATCTTAATGAAGAACCACTTCCATTAGATATAGACAAAATATTCCGATTACTTACTGCGAGGACACAAGATGAAAAGGATGCTATTAAAAATGTGCTTAAAGATTTCTTTGTGGAAACTGAAGCTGGTTTTATTCAAAGAAGGTGTGATAATGAGATTAAATTCTATCACGAACGGATAGATTCTGCGGCGGCGGCAGGTCGTAAGAGTGCCGAGAAACGGGCGAATTCCAACGGGCGTTCAACGGGCGTTCAACGGATGTTCAACCAACTAATAACTAATAACCAAGAACCAATAACTAATAACCATATAGATATATCATCCGATTTTGATATATTTTGGCAAGAGTATCCAAAAAAGGTCGGCAAAGAAGCCGCAAGAAAATCTTGGTATAAGATAAGACCTAATTTACAAGATGTTCTTAAAACTTTAGCTTGGCAAAAAGAAAGCAAGCAATGGTTTGAGAAGGGTGGACAGTTTATTCCAAATGCTAGCACTTATTTAAATCAGCATCGTTTCTTGGATGAGCAGTCCGTATCAGTAACATTTTAGGAAGAAAGATGATAAATGAAATCTTATGTCTATCAGCAATTATGTTTGGTGAAGCAAGGGGTGAACCTGATATGGGAAAAGTTGCAGTTGCTTATACTGCGATTAACCGCAAAGCCGATCCAAATTATCCGAAAACTATTTGTGAAGTAATGAAGCAACCAGCTCAATATCAGTTTCTTGATTATGGGATGCCAACTAAAACACAAATAGCTTATTTAGAACCGCTTGCAAAAGCGATTTTAGAAAATAGGATAGATGATCCAACAAGGGGTGCAAAATGGTTTCATACGAAACAAATGGCAAAACCTTTTTGGGCAAGACAAAAAGAAGTTAAGATAGCTATAGCAAATCATATTTTTTATTAAGGAAAAGACATGACACAAGACACAACAATGAGTAATTTAGAAACTTGGGTTCGTCAGTTAAATGGCGAACTCAATGTTCAAGAAATAGCAAAAACTAGACCAGCACCGATTGAAGATGTAGTAGCTCCTTATTCGGTATTTTTAAGGCATTATGATAAAGTAGGACTTTGTGCGGCCACAAATAAAAGACGCGCTAGTCGATGCAATGTAGAATTTGTATTTGATGGCAATACTCGTAAACTTAAAAGCGTTAGATTAATTAATCAAAATGAAGAATAAAGAACCTGATACTAAAGAATGGCTTTTAAAAGTCCACAGACAAACTCAAACTGATCTTGAGTATAGAAAAGCATTGGCTAGAGATGTTAATGAGCTTGTTGAAGCTTTAGATTGGATGGTAGAAGGCTTAACTCAAGGTGATCCAAGATATGACGAAATACCTTGTGTTAGAAATGCAAAGGTCATATTAGAAAAACTTAAAGGATAAGACAATATGGAAACTGTGAAAGCCTGGATGATAGAAGAATTTGATAATAATAATAATTTAGTATGGAAAATGATTTCATTTTTTCCGCCCGATAGTTTAGAGTGGATGCGAGATATTCGTGGTAAGAAGCATAATTTAGTTATATCAGAGTTAGGAGTTATAAATTCTAAAAAAATTGATGGAGTTGAGAAGAGATATGATTCTAGCAAATTTGTGGTTGGCCTTTAAAATTGTTGGCTTTGTTTTGTGGGCGATTATATTCTTGGTTGTTTCACTCATCCTATTTTACTTGTGGGAAGAATTTAATAACTAGAATTTTAGATTTTGCAATTAAAATATTAATTATTGGTGGATTTTTTGGTTTATTACTTGGAATATCATTAGTGTTACAATTAACATTTATCCGATGAGTAATTTTATGGAAGTCTTATTTCGCTATCAAGTCTTTGATGATTT